GCTCATCGAGCCCCACAGCGAGTGGGCCTGGCCGCTTGGCACCGTGGGTGGCGGCTCGAAGGACTGCGGGTTTCATGCGGTGCCCGAGCTGGGTGCTGAAGTCGCAGTGTGGTTCCGCGGTGCCCGTCCGGAAGCTCCGCACTTTCTCCCGGCCCACGCCGGGAAGCCGAGCGGCCAGAGTGAGCTGCCCGAGGAGGCACAGGACCAGCCCGACAACCGCGTGCTCTCCACACCAAGCTTCCGCATCGAGCTCGATGAGACACCCGGTCGCCGCAAGCTCAGGCTCACCAGCAAGAAGACCGGTGACCATCTGCTCTTCGACGCCGAGGACAACACGGTCACGCTGCAGGCGACGACGGCGCTCTTGATCCACGCCGTCGGTGCCATCGAGATCAAGGCACCGCAGGTGACGATCCGCGGACGCGTGGTGAGGCCAGTGGATGCGCCGATCTGAGCGGGAGAGCCATGACACAACCCCTCTGCATCCACGTACCAGAGCTCCGCGACCCACTGGAGATCACGCTGCCCGGCGGGATCGCCATGCGCCACCTCGAGCTCGCTGACCTCATCCAGCCCGCGCTCGCTCCGCTCGTACCCATCTTCAACATCGTCGACTGCATCGCCGCGCTGTACGCGTGCTCGAAGGCGGTGGTCGATGCGCTCGGCCCCCCGCCCGATCCCACGAAGCTTGCCGCGTGCGTTCCGGAGCTCGCCGAGAAGGTGTCGAAGCTCCTCGGCCTTGTCCCGGTTCTCTCGCTTCCACTTCTGGTTCTCGGGCTCATCGACCTCTTGATCGCCGTGCTCTCTGACGTGCGTGCACAGCTGATCCATCTGCAAGCCGAGCTCGAGCAAGCCGCTCGCATCGTCGAGCGCGCCCGTGAGCTGAACGACCCGAACCTCGAGAAGATGTGGGGCTGCGTCCGTGAGAGCATCGACCAGGAAGCTGCGAATCTCGGCAAGCAGCTCGCGTCGCTGGGCAAGCTCATCGGGCTCACCAACCTCTTCATGGACCTGATTGGTGGTCCCAAGATCCCCGACTTCGCATCCCTCGAGAACCAGCCCCTCGGTCAAGCCATCGAGCCCATCGACGCGATGGTCACCGCGCTCCAAGCGATTCGCGCCCAGGTCCCCGTGCCGTGAAGCCGCTCTACGCAATCATCACTCCTTTGCGTCGAGGCCCCGCCGACTTCGTCGCGGCGTCGGGCGCAGAGCTATTCGCCTCCAAGCTGCGCCACGTGCTGCTCACCGAGCCTGGCGAGCTGCCCTGGCGGACCGCGTTTGGAGCAGGGCTCTCGCGCCTCCGCCATCAGAAGAACGATGCCGTCCTCGGCGAGATCGCTCGGGCCAGCGTGCGGCGTGCCCTTTCCACATGGATGCCGAGCGCCGAGCTCCGTGACGTACGGACGTCGAGCGTGGAGGGGGCGCTCGTGGTGCAAGTCTCGGCCGCTGACCGCGCGACGCGCTCGGCCACCACTACCGAGGTGAGTCCGTGACGGCAGCCCTGCTCCCAGCATCGACCGACTACACGAGCCGCGACTTCGACGCGCTGCGCGCGAGACTGTATGCGCTCGTCGAGAGCGTGTTCCCCGAGTGGACCGACCACGAGGTGGCGGGCTTTGGCAATCTCCTCGTCGAGATGTTCGCCTTCGTCGGGGACGTCCTCGGGTACTACGTCGACCAGCAGGGCCGCGAGTCACGACTTGCGACGGCGACTCAGCGCAAGAACGTGATCGCCCTGGCGCGCATGCTTGGCTACCGCATGTCGGGCGCAACGGCCGCTACCGCCCTCATCGATCTGGCTCTGCCCTCGCCTCCTCGACTGCCGATCGTGATCCCCCAGGGCAGCGTCGTGCGCACGAGAGAGGCACAGAACCCGGTTCGCTTTCAGCTCCTCGACGAGGTGACGATCGCAGCTGGCCAGCAAGTCGCGACGGTGACGGCCGAGCACTCGACGAGCCACAGGCAGGTTTTCGATGCGAGAAGCCTGCGCGGCACAGACCTCGTGCTCGACCGTGTGCCCTTTCTCGACCGCTCCGCACGCGTGACCGCGACCGACGGCGAGTACGTCGAGGTCGAAACGCTACTGCACTCGGGCCCCAACGATCGGCACTTCATTGTCCTCATCGACCAGAACGACCGCGCCACCCTGCGCTTCGGCAACGGACAGAGCGGCGCCTCGCCCACAGGCGCCATCGAGGTTCGGTACAAGACGGGCGGAGGGGCCCGCGGCAACGTCGACCCTGGTCAGCTCACGCTGTTTGATGGCGTACCCAAGGATGTCGAGGGCACCCCCTTGGCGCTTCGAGTCACGAACCGAGAGCGCGCATCCGGCGGGACGGAGCGGGAGAGCGTCGCGTCGGCGAAGCTCCTCGCGCCCCTGAGCCTGCGCGCAACCACGCGCTCGGTGTGTCGCGAAGACTTCGAGATCCACGCGCTCGAGCTGCCGCAGGTTGCGCGCGCTCTGATGCTCACCTCCAACGAAGACCCCGCCGTGCGCGAGAACAGCAGCGTGCTCTACGTCATCCCTCAGGGCGGAGGCAACCCAACGCCTGCGCTGAAGAACCTGGTCCGACGGCAGGTCACCGAGGTGTACCCATGCACCCTTACTTTCCAAGTCGACGTGCGAGACCCCGTGTACCGCCACGTCGATGTGCGCGCCCGAGTCTTCGTCGCGCCAGGTCAGCGCCCGGACGTCGTACGTGATCGCATCCGTGTACGCCTCAGCGAGTTCTTTCGCGTGAGCCTGCCGGATGGCACCCCGAATCCCAACGTGAGCTTCGGCTTCGCCGTTCGCGACTCCCAAGGCAACCCACGCCCGGAGCTCGCCTACAGCGACCTCTTCAACGTCATCCGCGACACCCAAGGCGTGCGCAAGCTCGGCGACCACAGCGCAGACCTCCTGCTCAACGGGCTTCCCGCCGACGTGAAGCTGCGCCTGGAAGAATTCCCCATCCTTGGAGATGTCGCGATCCTCGATGGCGAGACGGGGCTCGTCTTGTAGTGCCGATCCTCAATCCCGACTTTCAAGAAGCCGACGGCTCTACCGGCGTGCCACGCGCGTGGAGGCTGGTCTCGCGCGTGCATGCGGAGCGAGTCGCGGGCTTTGGCGAAGCTCCTGCACGCGGGGTGGAAGACTTCGAGCGCTGGTTCCACTTCGTGGCGACCCTCGAGCTCGCCGTGCGCGCCTTCTTCGACCCGAGGCCCGAGGGCTTCGAGGACTTCAGCGACGGCTTCGGCACAGACACCTTCGCCTGGCGCTTCGAGGATGCTCGGAGCGAGCGGAACACGTTCGACGGCGCCCCTGCGGAGACCTTCGGACGCGGCTTCAGCAACGACGCGTACCGGGTGCGATGGGCAGACGTAGACGCAGCGCCCTCGCTGTTTGGCGGAGCGCCGATCGAGCAGTTCGAGCGAGGGTTCAAGAACGACGCCTTTGCGTGGTCTCTGGCCCACGTCGCAAGCACGCACGCTGCCTTTGAAGGCCGTTTGGCCGAAATGTTCGACACCGACTGGCAGTCGGCATCACGGCCGTGACGCCTCCTTCGCAGCTCCCTCAACTTCGGGCATTCCACATTCCAGAATCTGGAATCATGGAGACCCCATGGCAAGCACCGACTGGACGTACCTAACCGACGGCCTCGACGTGAACATGGTCGACCGCGGCGTGACCGCAGGCGTACCCGCGCCACCCGGCGGGGGACACTTCGTCTTCGGCTTCAACTCGCTCCTCGTGACCCAGGGCGCGGTGGGCTTGTTCGTCAATCAGGCGAACTTCGCCCCGATGCCGAAGGGCGGCTCGGTGCGCGGCGCCGTGCAGCGCGGCCCATCCGGCGGAGCGACGGGCTTTTCGCCCTTCCTCTACCTGTGCGCGCGCGGTTCGTCGGTGCGCGACAGCGCCTACCTGCTCGGCGTCTCCGACGAAGACCCGCACCGCATCGTCCTGAAGAAGGGCACGATGCTGGGCGGCATCGGTGAATCCGACGGGCCGGGTGCGCTGCTGCGCTCAGGCCAGAGCTTCGCCCAAGGCACTTGGCTGCACCTCAGGCTCGACGCCATCGTGAACGACAACGGCGACGTCGTGTTGCAGGCGTTCATGAACGACCTCGCGCTGCACCCCCTCGGCACCACGCCCGAGTGGCAGGAGATCGACGGCATGCCGAGGTTCATCGACGACCAGCTCGCCATCAACACCGGCTCACAGCCCTTCACCTCGGGGCGTGCTGGCTTCGGCTTCTCGGTGCGCGACGTGACAAGACGCGCGTACTTCGATCACCTCGAGGTCATCCGTCAAACCTGACGCTGGAGTCTGACGTTGGAGCTCGACGCCTTCACAAGCGATCTGGGACGTTCGCAGGGGCGCGTGGTGCTCTCCGCCGAGCCCCGAACCGCCGTGCTGGTGCTCGGTCACCTGCGCCCAAGACACACGGCGCGTCTTCGCCCTGGCGATCATGTCCAGGCGGAGCAGGAGGTGAATCTCACTGCCGAGCGGCTACTGCGCACCCAAGGCACGCTCGAGGTGCAGGATGACCTCGCACCGGGACTCGCGTGGGAAGTGTCTCTGTGCGTTGACGGCACCAAGCGGGCGCGGGTCCTGGCGCGTACTGGCGGCGTGAAGTCCATCAGCGACCTCGCCTTGAACGTCTCTCTGGACGAAGGTCTGCACGTCGTCGCGCTTCGTCTGGAGTTGGTCGAGGACGGTGACTGAGGTCGCTCTACCGAAGCTCGTCGTCGAACAGGTCGCGCTCACACGACCTGCGGGCCGTTATGTACTCGCCAACCGTGATCCTGCCCCTGACGCCGCCTCTGTCTCGCGGTCCTCCACCATCGCGCTCGAGGTCCTCGACCTGGCGTCCGACGCGAGCGCGCTCGATCGCGTCGAGGTGTGGGTCGACGACGAGCTCGCCTACCACGACGCCATCCGGCCCGCCTTCGCAGGTACGCGAGCTCGCGTGCATCGAGCAAGCGGAGCGCTGAGGATCACGCTCGATCCGCTAACGCCGTTTGCCAGTGAAGCGCGCGTATCCGTGCGGGTGGCTGTCGGCGCAGGAGAAGACGCGATTGACGAGGCGTGGAGCTTCGAGATCGAAGACTTCACCGCTCCCACCCTGCTCGCCGCCGAGGCGCTGTCGCCGACCCTACTGCTCGCGAGCTTCGATGAGGCGGTCGTTGCTGAATCGGTCACCGCATCCTTCATCGCGCTCGATCGACCGGCGGTGCCGCTCGAGCTTGTGCGCGCGCGCGCCACCGAATCACGGCTCGAGCTGACCGTGCACCCCGAGATGACTCCGGACGTGCTCTACGAGCTGCGGGTGCGGGGCGTTCGAGACCTGGCAGGCAACGCGCTCGTCGACGCAGCCACGCGCTTTCGCGGCTACCGAGCTCCGCGGCCTTCCGAGCGTCGCTTCGACCTGTGGCGAATGCTCCCGATGCATCTTCGCCGCGCGGACAAGACGACCGACCTCTCGCGCTTCATCCGCTGCCTTCAGGAGATCGTCGACCTCTTGCTGGTCGAAATCGATCGCATCACCGAGGACATCGACATCGAGCGAGCACCTGAGGCGCTGATCGACCTGTGGCTCCGCGACCTGGGTAACCCCTTCGAGCTCGTGCTGGGCGACCTCGACAAGCGACGCCTCGTCGCGGTGCTCGTCGAGCTGTATCGGCTCAAGGGCACGGAGAAGGGGCTGAGAGTCGCCGCGCGCTTTCTGCTCGGCATCGAGGTCGAAGAGATCACGACCTACTCGGGCACGCCCCTTACCCTTGGAGAGTCGCTGCTCGGCGTGAACTGGGAGCTCGGCCCGTCGAACCGCTTCGCCCTCTACGCGTTCAGCGTCCGAGTGCCAAGGCTGCTGTCCGCGGAGGAGCGGCGCCGGCTTCGCGCCATCATCTTCTGGGCGAAACCAGCCCACACTCACCTGATCGAGATCTTGGAGCCCACGGCGCCAATCCTTGTCGAGCACTGGGAGCTCGGCGAGGCGGAGCTTGGACTCACCACGTTCCTCGGCTGACCTTCCCTTCCCTCGTCCCCCCCAACGCAGCACGCGCCGCGTGCACGGAGCGCTCATGGCCGATCGCGTCCATTTCTTCTTTCGTCAGCGTGTCACAGAGCAAGAGCTCAACCTCGCGTTCGAGCTGCTCGAGCGAGCCGACCGGAATCTTGCGGCCGACCTCGGCATCTTCGGCATCGTCTCTGGAGCCGTGCCCACGCCGCACGAGCCTGTCGCCGATCTGTCGGTCGACCTCAACGGCCCGGCGCGCGCCTACGACCGCGTGGGGCAGCGCGTGTTCTTTGGCTCCGGGCAGACCGTGGGCGTTGCACGGGATTCCGTCGGCGTGTCCACGGAGGTGCTCACCCCCGGACACGAGCGCTGGGTGAGCGTGTTTCTGCGCTTCGATCGTGTGCTCACCGACGAGCGCACCGATGGCAACAGCCAGCGCGTGTCCTTCCGCCAGGATGAGTCCTTCGAGCTCGTCGTGCGCCAGGGCGCCGAGTCGGCTGTGGGTTCGGCCCTGCGAGTGCCGCTCGAAGACGACGAGCTTCTGGTGTGCGACGTCCGGCGCGAGTTTGGGGTCGACCGCGTACGCGCCGATCACCTCGATGTGTCCCGTCGCCAAGCCTTCGTGTTCGCGCGCTCAGGGTCAGTGGGCGTCTTTGCCGAGCTGTGGCAGGTGCTGAGGCCCGCGGCGCCGCAGCTTCAAGCCGCGCTCGACGCCGTCGATCAGCTGCTCTCACGGCACTTCGACGCGACCGAGCGTCGTCATCGCTCGCGCGACATCGACCACGCGCCAAGTGGCTTCGTCACGGCGCAGACGGTCCAGGGCGCGCTCGACGAGGTCGCGACCAAGCTCTCGAGCGCAGTCGATGGAGCCGCGGGCGCGTCGCTCGTGGGCGCAGACGCCGTGCCCGGAACGCCACGGGCGCTCGCGGCTGGATCTGTCGACGGGCAGCTGTCGGCGCTGCTCAGCTTTCTCAACGCACACGTCGGCGCAGCGTCCTCGGCGCACAACGCCGCGGCGATCCGGGCGCTTCCACATCATTGGATCACCACCGAGAGCGTGCAGGCGCAGCTCCAAGAGCTCGTCCAGGGCCTACGCGCCGATCGCATCTCGGCCGCTGCCTACCGAAACCTCGCCGGCACGACCGTGCAGGCGCAGCTGCAGGAGCTGGTCGACGACCTACGCTCGACGGGCGCAAACGAAGGAACCTCGCTCATTGGAGGCGCTGCTCTCGCGGGCAACCCGCGCGCAGTCGGCACAGGCACGCTGCTGTCGCAGCTGCAGGGCATCCTCAACCAGCTCAATGCCCATGCGGGGTCTTCAGACCATGACGCGCGCTACGGGCGCCGGGTGTACGTGGGGGCTGAGGAGGTTCAGCCGAACGCCACGCACACGTTCACGACGCTCACGCCCATGCCCGACTCGCTGGTCTGGTCCTACGACACCTTCGACGCGGACGGATCCAACGGTCGCAGATGGTTCAACGGCACCTACACCGCGAACATCCGCGTCTGGTTCGACAAGCTCTCGAACGGCGCAAGCGCCCGGATCCGTGTGCAGAACCGTAACAGCGTCGCCCTACGCATCAACGTCGCAGCCTATCAGGTGGGATGATGGACGCCGATGCACTGAGGTCGAAGCTCGGCGCGATGCTGCGTTGCAGCACGAACGATCACCTGGTGGCGCTCACCGAAGGCGTCACCTCCACCGCATGCTGGGGCTCGCTCGCGCGCTGGCTCTCTCACACGTGCAGAGAGGACGCGGATCTACGCGCGCTCATGCCCATGCTCCGCGAGTGCGACGATGCGCGGGCGTGGCTCGTGTTTCTTGGAGAAGCAAGGTCTCATCCAAGCGTGCTCGAGGCGCTGATGCGAAGCGCGCCCGAGCTGCCGCGCACCGTCCAGTGCGCGCTCGTCTCCCTGCCCGAGACCGAGGGGCTCCTCGAGAGCTTAGCGCCTGAGGCGTGCGCGGCCGCCCACGCGATCGCGAACAGCGTCCACGAGCGTGCCTCAGCACGCGCCGTCTACGAGGCCCACATCGCGAGCCTGCAGGCCATGCGCTGGGGCGCAGCACCGCCGGAGGCAACATGAATGCACTTGTCTTGGGTGGACGCAGGCACGCAGTCGACTTCCCTGTGCGCAGCTTTCGCGAAGACCCTACGCTCGCATTTCAGGGAAAGCGACGCGCACACACGGTGAACGAGATCATCGTGCACGAGACCGTGACGCGCGACGTGGCCACCACGCTGCGTGTGCTCCGACGGCGCAAGCTCGGCGTGCACTTTCTGGTCGCGCCTGATGGCGAGGTGCTGCAGCTTGCAGACCCGCGCACCACGCGACTCGAGCATGCAGCGCCTCACAACGCGCGCTCGATCGGCATCGAGATCGTGAACCCCTACGAGCCGCGCCTGTTGCGTCGAGGTCTGCCGTGGAGCCGCACCATTCGCGCACGCTGGGCCCACGCTGGCAGCTACGTGCTGCCAACCGCGGCTCAGGCCGAGGCGTGCACACAGCTCCTCGCGCGGCTGTGCGACGCGGATGCACCGCGCCTCGAGGTGCCCAGGGTGTGGCGCGGGCTCGAAGGCGAGGTGCTCGCCATGGGTCGCGTCGCGGGTGCAAACAAGCCCGTGCCTGGCATCTATGCCCACACTTACTTTCATCACGCCGATGGCGCGTGGCCCGTTCTGTACGCCGTCCTGCGCCTGCGGCAGGGCCTCGGTCCCCGTGAGGCATTCGAAGAGGCTGCCAGTCTCGCGAGCGGTGACGTGCGCAGCGTGAGGCTGCCTGGACACCCCATGAATCAAGGAGGGTCGCCGTGGAGCCAAACTTGATCTCCGTGACCAGGGCCCTCGAGACGGGGGGCATCTATGGGTTGATCGCTGTCCTCGTGGTCGCCCTGTACCGCGTGTATCGCGATCTCAAGGCCGTCAACGAGCAAGTGGTTCGACTGACCGAACAGCAGACCGCGGTGATGGTGCGGGTCGAGGGAGCCCTCATGGCCTTGCGCGACGCGATCCTGTGCATGAGCGGAAAGCCGCCGCGAACCGCCTCGCGCCTCGCTGACGACAAGAACGACCAGGCCTGAACGAGCGCGAAGCCGGGGCCACGCACGAGCGCGCACACGCTGCGTGAGCCGTCACGCGTGCGCACGAAAGGAAAGACTGATGGGAACGCTGGGAGTGCTGTTCATTCATGGCATGGGGCATCAGCAGCCGTGCTTCGCCGATACCATGAGCGCGAAGCTGCGCCAGGGTATCGAGCGGCGCGGTGTCGATGCGAACGCGATCATCTTCAAGTCGGTGTACTGGGGCGACTTGCTCGATGGGCGACAAGACGCGCTGCTCGAGCGCATGCGAAAGCAGGCCAATGTCGACTGGGTTCGGCTGCGGCGTGAGCTCATCGTGAGCGGCCTCGGCGACGTCGCGTCCTATCTCGGGCCCGCCAACTCGGAGTCTCGCTACTACGGCGCGATCCACGCGCGCATCGAGACGACGCTGAACGAGACGCAGGAGATGCTCGACCGTCACGAGCATGCGCCCATCGTCATCATCGCCCACTCGCTCGGCTGCGCGATGATGAGCAACTACCTCTGGGACGCCCAGCACGACACGCCGTGGGCGCGCGGCGACTCGCCACTCACGCGCGGAGAGACGGTGTCGG